TTCTGTAAGGTAGTCCTGGAGTGTGTCGGCCTGCTCATCGGTCAGCACCGTCTTCTCCCTGGTAGGCTCATTGATCGGGTTCTCAATCTTCCGAACGATTGAACGGAAGTTGGGTAGCTCGTCATCCAAAATGGCTTCAATATAGTTGCTGAGAGAAGACAGCGTTGCTTTCAGCCGGCGCACACGCGCAGGTGAGTTTTCGTTGTTCCGCAGCAGCCAGTTTTGATAGGCAACAATATCTCGTTTAGAAATCTCAGGGAAATATTTGTTGTCAGCATTTTGGAGCACCCACACAAAGAAGATGTATAGGTCACTGGTATACGCTTTTACAGTAGACTCCGCCTTGCCAACCGACCTCAGATAGTCCAGGAAGTCATTCATCAGCCGAATGTTCTTTGGATTGATCTGGGCAATCAACTCAGGCGAAGTGATTTTGTTTTGCTTTGTCTTTCGTCCCATATCCCTCACCTCCTATATGAAAAGAGCTGCACCCGAAAAAGGTGCAGCTCTCAAAAGAAATGGTTAGCAAATAGTAGTTTCATTCTGTAATTAGAATGTGTATCGCGGTCTTTCTCCGCCCTCTACCGCATATCGCATCCAGTCCAGCATGACAATCCCCACAGCTGAGGCCGCAATCCAGATAAAATAGAACGGCAAACAAATTTGACCCAGAATATTTCCAAACAAGTGAGAATAATCCCAAATCCCCAGCCCCAGCCAGATATTGAGGATAAGACCAGCTACGAACTCCGCAGCAGTAATCGCTGTAGCACAAATTACAGCCTGCATCCACAGAGGCATACTCCAAGGCAATTCTGCTCCAAACCGCTCCAGCGGAATAGCCAGGAAAATAGCAAGCGCAAACATCGTCCAAGAAATCGTCTCTGGCCTGCCCTGGAATGTCTTCCACGCGACTTCCATAAAGAAATACAGCCCGCCAGTCCACATCCACAGAAGCAGGGACAGCACCCATTTTCCTACCTGTTCTCTTTTCATAGTGCATCCTCCTCCCACGTTCCGGCAATACTGCGAAGACGGTTCAGTTCTTTCAATCTCTCCTCTTCCATAACCTCAGCGCCAAACTGCTCCAACACATAGGCTTGTGCTTTGATGATCTCAGCCTGACGGATGCAAATATCCGTCAGTTCTGAAATCAGTTCAACTCCGCTCATGTAGTCTCACCCAGCCGTGCAACAATGGCCTGCATTTGCGTCTGAGCGACTGCCAGCTTGTCCGCCAGTTCAGTGGCATAAGGATCGGGGAGAGTCATTCCGTACTGAATTGTGGTGATTTCTTCACTGGTTTCCAGTGAATTTACATACGCCTTGAGTGCATTGTGATATGCGGTCTGGGATGTGATGTGGCCTTGGGCCGCAATGTAGATTTGCGCGATCTCCTGTGCAGAATAGACCGTACAGGTGCCGTCATCCGCCTGATAGGGGAACTCGGTGCCTCCCAGCTCAACCACTCGGAATAGGTTGTTGATGTTGCTCTGATCCTCCAGAGCCAGATTGAAGTGATCGGTTCGCTCACCAATCTGCACATCAATACCCGCCACAATGACAGCATTGCACGCTTTGGAGATTTCCAGCAGCTTCGCTGTCCGAATCGTATCAAGCGCTGTGTCACTGCCCAAAATTTCAACAGCGTCCTCCGTAGTGATCCAGCCCTTTTGAATAGCGTTCAGCACACCGACACTGGTTAGAACCTTATCATTGTACAGCTGCGCAATATAGTTTTTGTCCATAGCTCAACCCTCCAAAATGTTTACAATCAGCCCGTCAATAACTTGCTTCTGCTCCGCAACCAGGATGCCTCCGTCAATCTTGGAGATTACTACAGTAGCAACCGCTCCAGGGAGTTCATCTCTGCCAAGGATATGATAAGGTACGCTTTGAATAGAAAGCCCCTGAGCATCTTCTTCCGTTGCGGGCACATAGCAGCCATTCTCGTGTAGGCGAATGAAAACGGGCTGATCTACATAAGCCATTACCGTATTGCCTTTAATGACCTGATACATATAACCACTTCCTTTCAAATATTGATAAGCTCTTTGATATGCCGCAAATCCGCAATAGAGGCAGTATAGAAATCAGGACTCCACAGCCAGAAGTCTTCGTGCTCTTTCCTGCGATACTTCTTGCAAACAGAGTCGTTACCCACCTTATCCCATCTGGTCTGATACTTATTGTCTCTCTTTGTCAATGTAGAGATAATATCAATGGTCAACTTCCCCCGCTCCTCCCACTGGCCGTCATCGTTTTGGGCAAAGTAATCCAGGCCGTTCTGACTGGTTGCAACACACACGGGTTTTCCATCAAGTGTCAAGATACCATCATACGCCTCCAGATGCGTGCCATAGGGAATATTGACTTCACCAGAAATCCCTTTGAACCTGGCTCGTCTTTTTGCAACATAGTTCCTGTGCTCCACAATAAATTCCTCCAAACATAGCAAAACGCCTGAGACATACGCCTCAGACGTTCGTTGTTATTTATTTAAGCTGTTTGCATAAGCTGTTTTTGTTGTTCCAACTTTCTATATTTTTCAAAGATTGCATAATGCAGTCTCCGCAGTCGTAACAGCCTACCGTGATCGTTATAGTTCTTATAGTACGCCGTTTGGCACTCCATGAACTGATCTATCTCAGCAAGTGTCCGTTTGCCTTGCAAATATTCACGATGGAACAACTTCAACTTACGGCGGGCGCTCTTCATCCCGCACCGATTACCGTTGACCTTGATTTTACCCGTTTCCAGCAGAGTGAACCTTGCTTTACAGAAACGGAATCCTTTCGGACTGGCAAGTGGAACGATTTTGCATTTACGCCGATTGACTTGAATACCATATGACTCCATCATTTTTACGATTCCACGAGCAATCTTTTTCAATTCCTCGGTATCAGGAAGGATGATATAATAATCATCCATATAATGGCCGGCACAGTGGATTCCCAACTGACACTTGATATAATTATCAATGGCACTGGGCAACGCCACCATCTCTTGTTGGCTCGGTTCCACGCCTAATGGCATACCCCGCCCCGGAGCAGTAGCTGGGGCGGTAGTAACGATGTAGTCCGCAAACGCTCTAACCTCTGGGTTAAGCATCAATTTACTGTGCCGTTGGTAAAGAATTTCTTCAAATCCATAAGAAACACTGCACCCTCACGCCCATATCGCCGGTAGTGCCACGCAAGCTGTTCTTTAAGCCGACGGAATTGCCAATGCAAACCCTTGTTTTTCTGACTGGCTGCATTATCAACTATCATGCTTGGCTCATACAGTGGAATCAGGATCTTGTTGCTTTCCACCTTATGAATTTGCCGGTCTACGATATGAGGGGCGTCGATGGGGCGAACCTTCCCTCGCTCACAGAGCATAAAGTGAGAACAAGGCTGTGGTTTCCACTTTCCGCTGACCACCATCTGACGCCTCTTTGCCGTTCCAGAAAGCAAGTGCATTTCAAAGTTTTGGGTGCTCTGCTTCCAACGAACGCCCTTACAGCACTCCTTCCCATAGAAGAACATATCGTGGTAGTTGTAGATTTCGTTAAGTGATCCTACCGCATCACTCCGCTCTTGCCTGTTGGCCTGCCGTCGTGCCTGACGGCGCTGATAACGCGCCTCTCGGCGCTCTTCGCCTGTCATATTTTTTATTCGCCCTCCGCATAGATGTCTTGTAGGTGCGTGTCTAATACTACGTTGACCATACACATGAAACGGGGTTAACGCAATCCCCCGCCATGCAAGTAGCGTCCGTGCATGGTCGTCAAAGGGCCGTTTTAGGCTTTCACCAGGGAAGTATTTCTCCTTTTGCAAAGGTCGTCCTTCGCCGAAGCTACTACCATTCGACCTCGCACATTGCAAAATCCGGGGCGCACACCCGCCGACCAGGAAGCATTGTTGTTGTTGATGTTGCCGTTGTTGTTCACATTACAGAAATTGTTGTTGTTGTTGTAATAGGGGGAACGCAACCACCACCACACAGCAGTGTGACTCATTTACAGAAATACACCCATAGACCGATTACTGCTTTTTAGTTTGTGCCAGTGCCTTAGTAACACCTCTGAGAAGTTCATCTTCCTTGTCGATCAGCAGCCCTAAACTTTCCGCCATACGATCAAGTTTCTCAACCGCATCCGCAGATTTCAACTGAACGCCTTTACTGTTCGTAAAGCATCCTTCTGGGTTCTGCATCATAAGAAGATAGCAATGCGTAAGCCGCACATCCAAGGCTTTCAAAGAAGCCCTTGCTTCCAGCAGGTGTGCCTTGCGCAATGTCTTTCTCTGGTCGTCTGAGGGGTAGATACTGTTTGCCATTTCAGCTTGATCCACCACTCCACCGGCCAGATGTGCGATATCCTCAGCAATCAATCTGGAATATCTTGCAGACAGCCTTGTAAGAAAATTTAGCGTTTCCACATAAAGTTGGTTTGCCGTATTGACAAACTCCGCCTTGCTTGTGGTACGCTTTGCTTTAAGTACCGACACTGTTTTTCTCCTCTTCTACTGCTTTTTTAGTATCTATCACCCCGCGCTCCTGCTCAACTTGTTCCAGGTGCTTGATTAAGACATACTCGATGTAATTTGTCATGGATCGGTGCTCATTCGCCGCAAGCGTACCAATCTTATCAAACACGTCATCAGTCAGACGCAGGGTAAACACTCGTTTGGTTGTCGCCATATTATCGTACCTCCATCTAACTGGTATAAGGTATATTATAGGGCGACGTTCATGCTTTGTATGCAGTCTTTAACCTGTCAAGTGATAGCACTTTTTTGGAAAACTGCAAAAAAGCCCATTTTTCAAAAAATCGCGTCGGCGCTTCGCGCCGACATTGTTTTCCGTACCGAAACTTTCTGCCTCTATCGGAGCACCCGCCCACTGACGTGGGCGGGATATAGACCCGATACACTGCGGCAGATTAGACAGAAAAGCCGGGGCGCACACCCGCCGACCAGGAAGCAAAGTTGTAGTGGATGGAGCCGTTGCCGTTCACACTACAGAAACGGTTGTTGTCGTCGTAAAAGGGGGAACGCAACCACCACCACACAGCAGTGCTGTTCGCACTGTGATTATAAGCTACCTTAGCGTTTCCACTCTTATAGTAGTCATACTGAAGCTGGTAGTTTTGCTCTGCTGAGTTTGCGTAATTTCTGGTTCCAAAAACCTCGAACTCAGACAAAAGGAACAGGTAATCCGTTGTCGCAGTCACATAGCTTGCTGTGTTAGAGCCGCCGCCAGTATTATCGGTATACTTCGTCACTGACTTCATAACTGCTCTCAAATCGGCAGGAAGCGCCGCCATCAGGCTGTTCGCCAAGGGGCTGGTCGGACTATTGCTGTTGCCCAACAGCGTCTTGCGCATCGCGCTGTTGTTCCATCCCCCGCTGTTGGTGCGGGAGGTATTCATGTGGAAATATCCAGCGGAAGTTTGCTCGTTGTTGTATTTGCTGTCGCAAAGTGCCACATCTTTCCCACTAATTTTTCCGATTTGGAAGTGGATACGATTTGTTCCCTCCTTGGCACTATTGTGATTAAAGCCCAAAATAAAAACATCAACGGAGAGGTTAGAGAAAGTATAATTCCCCGCCTTACCATTGAGCTTAATGGTTTTGGTATCACCAACATTCCAATAGCTTGCTGCAAGACCAGCATCAGACACTTGCTTGATTTGCTCCCATGTATAGGTGTTCAGCTTATTCCCTTTTGCGGGCATAAACTGAGCTGTCACTTCAACCGTTTTATTAGCAGGAGCAGTATAATTGCTTCCCGCTGCAACCTTGATGGTAATAGTTGCTGATCCGGTGGTCTGATTCACATGGTTAATAGTCACGATATCGCCGGATACGCTTACTGTAGCAACACTGGTATTGCTGGATGTAGCAGAGATTGCGCCATCACCAGGACGAGTCACAGTCACAGTGTCACTCAGCTTTGATGTGTTCAGGGTTACAGAACTCTTACTCAAAGTTAAGCTGCCAGCCGCCTTACCAATGCTCCACGATACAGTCTTAGCCGTTGTAGTACCGTCAGGCCACATATAGTCATCTTTCGGAGTAAAGGTGGCGTTGTAACTCGTGGCATTGGTGCCTGTGGTCACACCGCCCAGTGTAAGCTGTGCGGTGTTATAGTTACTCCAAGACGGGGACTGCGGTGTGTTCTCTTGGAATGTCAAACTACCACTTTGACTGGGGACATTCGCAATCGTCATCCTGTTCGCTACACCAGTTTTGCGATTAGCGGCGTTAGTGTTGGCTTTGCCGTCTGTAGACATGGGGAATAGAGAGACATAGTAAGTCGTTCCATTCTTCAGCCCTGTCGCCACCAGCGGGGTACTTGAGTGGCCGTTGCGGGTTGTGCTGGTATGGGTATATGCGGCGTCAGGATCGGTGGGAGAGGCAGCATAGCTTCCCTCTTTCACGACCACAATCGTGGACGCCCAGGTCGCACGGGTAACACCGTCAGTAACAACAGTAGCGGCAGGATCAGTCCACTTGATAGACAACTTCCCATTGCCCGCCGCTGCCAAAGTAATTCCAGATACATCACCGACCGCCACAGGGTTGGGCGTCGCACTAAACTCATCGTCGGCGCTATCTGTATATGCACTTGAAGTGGTGTACGGGAAAAACTTGTAGAAATACTCCACACCATCTGTCAAACCGCTATCACAGAAATAGCTGTTCTGATAAGCGTTTCTGGTCTTGCTGTCTAAAACGACAGTACCGTCTCTGCGGCTCACCGGCGCACTACCCGCCTTGCGAACCAAAAGGGTTCCTCCCCAGCTTGCCAAAGGCGAACCGGCAACAACCAGATCGTCAGGATCTGTCCATTTAACATAGACCTTTCCCGCCGCTGTCAATGTCTGAATGCCCGAAACTGCGGCCAGAGCAAGACCGCCGCCGCTGCCGCCGCTGCCAGACGGGAAATTTCCAATAATAGGCATAGTAACCTCCTTCTTTCTTTATCCCAAAAGAATGATGATGACTGGGATATCACAATAGGGCTTATCACCATTAGCAAAAATGGTTAGCGCACCATCAGTCTGGTCGCCAACCATCAGCTCTGCCATATAAACAGCATCAGTCTGTTCAAGTGTAAGATTTTGTCCAACACCAATAATGCCGTTTGTATCAGGTGTAAGCCCCTCGATTTCCAAAGTCTGTGAATACTTTGAACCTGTCCAAACCCAATCGGAAGATGTTAATGAAGCCTGGAATGACTGACTTTTGATTGCTTTTTCAGCCAAGACCTCATCAATCATCTCCATATTGGAATTGACCAGGCCGTTTAGTTTTTCCCGCCACTCTTTGAACTTGGCGGTATCATCTCCTTCGAGATAGAATCCATAGTTTTTTGTCGCGCTCATATTCCTTCCTCCTCTCGTTAATCGAGCAGGATAAGGGTAATCGGGATGTCGTATGTCGGTTTATCACCACCATACGCAACCGTAAAAGACCCATCGGCCTGGCCGCAGATATACAGCTCCGCACTTGCCACAGTCTCACGTTCCGCCGTTGAAATGTCTTGAGATAAACCGACTACACCATTTTGATTTGCAGTTAGCCCCTCAATCTCAACAATTTGACGATTGTTTTCCCATCCGGCAACGGTCAGTGTCGCATTGACTGAGCGACTAATTTCCCCAGAGATTCCGGGCAAATTTTCCACTTTATCGGACAAAGCGCCAATTTGTTGCGCCTGCTCTTCGATTGCATCAGCGGCGGTCTTAGCGACCTGACCGATCAAGGCGCTTTCCCGCAATCCAAACTGTTTCAAGTGCTCCAAATATGGAACCTTATTCACTGCCACAAGATTCACCTCCACCTATCCTAAATACAAAAGAGGAACGGCATATGCCGTTCCTCTTTATACAGCCATTATCTGAAATTAGGCGCTAACCTCCGGAGTATCAGGAACACCGAAGATTTCATCCAGCATTTCCTTGACCTCAGCATCAGTGGCGATCTCCACCACGGTCACATCGGCACCGTCAACGCTGATTGCACCAGCGGTAGTGCTTGCTTCAACCTTAGAAAAATCAGTAGCAGACTTGCCGCTGTCGGTCAAATTGCCATTAGCATCCAGGCCGGCAAAGTTGCCAGCGATAGCGCTGCCGACCTTATCAGCCTTGCCAGTGATATCAACCACATCGGACTTAGGCACATACAGGCCATCGTCTTTCTTCACCAGGGCGTTGTTTGCCTCAGCGGAGATATTCACATCCACGCTGATCTCATAGCCGCTCACAGTCACGGTAGCAGTGCCATCACCAGCCTTGGCCTTATAGGTGTCCACCAGAGCGGCCATATTTAGGAAAGAGTAGGTAATCGCATCGCTCCCGCCCTTGACGGCCAAAACCATAACAGGCTTGCCCTCCAGATTAGGGTCGGTCGCCCCAGCATAAGTATCTGCATCAAAAGCAAACTCGCTCACAAACTGGGTCTTAGTCTGATCCAGGAACAGCTCTGTAGGGAAATCAAAGCTGAACGCAGGGGTGCCGCTCTTATCCTCGGTGGTGTACAGCTTGACGGTATTACCCGCCACCTCACCAGACTTAAACGACGTTGCAAGGCTGGCAATCTCTTCCTTAGTAGCAAAGTTTTCATTGATAGTGGTCGCCAAGGTCTTCAAATCCTGTAGTCTGGTCAGTTTCTTCACATCGTAACTCATTGTCTTTTCCTCCTTGTTTTGTCATAGGTTTGTATTTTCTATCAGTTGACGGTCAACGACCGAAAACTTCTTTCAACATTTCTGCCACCTCCGCATCGGTGACAACCTGGTTTTCGTCTATGGTGCCATCTCCACTTTGTTCACCAAAGACTTCTCCAAGCATTTCATTGACTTCCTCGTCCGTTGTTACATCAGAGGGTTTAACACCGTCCCCATTTAGATCAACAGGATCTGGAACCTTGTCGGGCGCTTTCTCAATCGTGAATGAAAGAACTTTTTTATCGTCGATATGGGGCACATATACTGCACCATCCGCACCGACGATTCTGCCAAGATTTTTTACTCGCCCATTATCCAGAGTAACGACTAACTCTCCACTGTCGTTAATTTCTAAGGAAGCAATGCCAACGCCATCTTTACCGCCAGAGCCACTGCCTGCAATAAGCAAAGCGTCTCTTAAACTCAAATCTGCCATCGTCGCACCTCCTCCCTAAAACATATAGTAAATATTAACATTTACCGTTTCTAAAAATTCCAGCGATGTAATATCAATCTGGTTCATACCCAACTCAAAAACGCCAGTAAACAACGGGATTTCCTTCCCGTTAATTTTTACTACTGTACCGGCAGGACAGGAGATACCGAACTTTTTCAGCACCATGTCCCCATATTTCAAAATGCTGTTCGGGTTATCCCTGATTTCGTTCTTTTTGAACGTCTCCAGCATATTGACGCCAGGTGTAACAGTTCCATTGAAGCTACCCAAATGCGCCTGAGACATATTTGACCTCCTTCCATCCATCAACTCATGTAAGCTCGACCCAATCAAGCTCGTTAAGTGTCATATCGTCAATATCTCTTAACTCCAAATCATCAATTTCTCTAAGAAGTCGATATCGCTTTAGCCCAAAGTTTGCATCAGCAACATCAAGTGCCATACCGCAATCAGAAAGGTATAGCACTTTCACCAGCGTTCCTGTTGCACTCTCCATGAGCTGGATAATTGCCTCTGCTCTTTCAAACTTCTGAGAATTTGTCCCTTTCACATTAGCACCAATAGCAAGACCGTTATACCATCTACCAAGTGAATGCCGTATTTCTGTGCCGACGACCATTGCCATAAGTTCAAATGCCGCACTCGCCTCAATCGTTAGTTGGTAACAAAGACTTTGAAGAGTCGCGCCCATTTCCAGTGCCGTATCTGTTTCAATGTAATTCCGCTGATTGACTTCACGAATATCGGAATCAAGAAAGAAACCGCTGTCGGCTCTAATCAAACTTGTCTTTTTAGTTCCTATCACATCTGCATTAAGCAGTAATGCCAAATTCACTTTACCGGCAGACAACGCCACCTGCGTATCAATGTCTCCAGCAGTTAGGATAAGTCCATTGTTGAACTCATTCATAACCAGTTCGATAGTCTCTACAGCTGGTGTATCAAAAACGATTGGATCGTTTTGAATGTACAGGTTGTTATGCACCTCAATTTCTGCCGAAGCACCAAATGTCATCTCGATGCTCAACCGCTCTTTGCACAATTTTATCATCTCATCAATATGTGCAGTAAGCAGTGATCCAGTTTGAACCGCCACAAATTTATAAAGCGAATAGCTTTCAAGCGCAGCATTCAAAATAAGGCGATCTGTCACAGAGATACCGTCACGATATGGAATGGAGTAGATAAGCAAATCACATTCGATAATGTGCTTTTTCAAAAAAATATCAAACTCCTTTGACATAGATCTACCCCACCTTTCTTTCTATCACGTCGGGTTTTGCACAGACAGGTTCAGATATCCAGCCTTAATGGTCATAATAGTAGCCGCCTCCACAGAGCGAGGAGTTGACAGTGCTCCATACTGAAGCAGATTTCCTCCATTCTGGGCGTCAAACACAACAAAATGTGTCACCGTACCCCAGCTTGCGGTACTTTCGTTAAAATCAATGTTTGCTTCGTTTGTAACAACACCAGAAGCAGGTTCACTCAGCATATCGAGCTTAACCCTCGCATAGCCAGCACTACCAACCGGCTCGGAAACATTCGTACCGTTGAGATTGGGTGCAGTAGTGCTTAGGCCAATCCAGTATTCTGTAGGAATGGCCGGAGTTTCCTTCGTCCGATAAATATTACCGGCAGCAAGATTCAGAAAATATGTCGTAGTCATTTTGCATCCTCCTTGTTCTTTAATTTGTGTAACGCTATCAGATCATCTACTATCGAATAAATGCTTGGTTAATATTTTTGATAATATGAATCAGCCCATGATTGGGAATTTCAACTTCACCAGAAATATCACGGATGGTAATTTGGTAGATATACTTACCCGCAGGCAGATTCACCGTCTCATCCGCCTCTAACGTAACACAAACCACATTGTTTACATCACCGTCTCTATTTGGATCTGGTCTAATCTCCATTTGCTTTGATAGGAGCGGCTTACCATTTTTATTTACAAAATTGATAATAGAAAAGTCCGCTACACAAGCGGACAAATCCTGTGGTTTCTTCGTTTTGAAAAAATAGCAATGAAAGATCAGATCCTGAGTCGATCCACCAACAAAATCAAATGCTGGTAGTGTATATGGGTTTGGAATGTGCATATCATCCCCTCCTTATTCTTCCGTTTTGCTTTGCTCCTCCTCCGATGCGTTCTCTGCCTCAATATCCTTTTGAAGCTCTTGCACTAAAAAACGCAGTTCCTTCAAAGTATCGCCCATCATAATAGCACCATCACCACAGACTTGAATCTGTGCCAAACAGTTATGAATATTTGCGATATGCTGTACGATTTCAATTTTTGTCATTTTCATTACCCTCCTTAGTCGTTAAGCCAGTAATTCATGCAGCTTGTCAAAGTAGTAAAATACCAGCCGTACACGGTATCACCACGAAAAACAGTGTCAATTCCTGTTGAATAATGTAGTCCTATATTGTATCGAAGCGAATTGAATTTTGTTGCGGTTAAAGTCCTACTTCCAGAACTCATCAATGTACCTGCATATGAAGCGAATCTGTTGTTCCAAGAAAGACCTTTGGCATCAAGGATTTCTTTAACCTTATTCACCATATCGTTCCATACAAGATATGAAAAACCGCTTACTTTGCCCTTATTTCTAACGGCAGAGTAAGCGGCGCTTGTTTGCGAAGCTGAGGCGTCTCCATTCGATCTTGACCAAGACCATGGCTCAACCTTTATCTCTGGACTATCCGTGGTAAAGTATCTTGTGCCAATCCATGTTGTATCGTCCAATTTGACATTGCAAGCATAGTCGGTGCTTGGCTTCAAACCACTAAACGACCTGGAAAGCGAAGACGAAGTAGCAGTATATGTTCGGTCTACATAGACTGTACTTCCAGGATCTATTCTTACATAAAACCGAACTTTTTGCCCACTTTTCAACCCAGACACTCGCATCGTAACAGTGGTGTCGGTGCAAGATACAGTAAATGAAGCCAATTAACTCACCTGCCTTATCCGAATGTTGCCTCTAATGAGAGTCCTTCAATATGGGCGTTTTGGAAATTCAAATACCCAGAAAAAGTAGTTCGTGGAAAAGCCCAGTAAGCATATGCACCATCTGGACTCCAGAACTCAACTTCCGGCCCGAAGCCAGTGTCAATGTAAGAAATTGAAAGCATCTTGTAGAGATAGTTCCCAAAATAACCATACATACTGTATCCGCCAGTCCATTTACTATACCCAGCGGCATTTTTAGGTTTAACAATAAACTCATCTGCGTAAATCGTTGGGCTGTAGATCTCAGTTCCATTGATAAATGTTCCGTTGTTGAACTCACCATTAGCAATTTTTCTTGCCAGTTTTTCAGCGTCAGAAGCATCTCTTGCGGCGGCTGCAGCATCCTCAGCGGCATCAGCAGCGGCATCATATGCGCCGTTAATTGTGTTTTGCAAGCTATAATTTAGATTGCTCCACTTAATTGCACCATTACTCAATGTCAGATTTCCAGTCATACTAACATTGCCAGCAGAATCCACCTTAAATTTCGGGTTAGATTTATTCGGAACATAAATAGCTGGGCCGATAATTTCTGCACCAGCAAGAGCTGTCAACGACCCACTGAGCTTTGCAGCGCTCAATGTTCCGCTGAAATCACCGTTCTTAGCGTGAAAATCACCGTTTTTCTTAACCCAAAACGGAGCGATAGAAGGATTACTTGCGCCCGCCCACAAAGCGTATTCTGAGTAATAGCTTGTTCCTCCGTTGATAGCTACACGTGTATTGCCTGACCCAGAATAAAGGTAGCTGTCAGCAATCGTAAATCCGCCAATCGTACCGCTCTTGGCGATCAGTTTTCCACGGAAGTAGGCATTGCCAGTATTTACATCCAAATAGAAGTTCGCATTTGCCGGCATTCCCTCAGAGTCATAGGTAATACTGCCGGCCTTGTCCAGAAATTCAGGTGTCACAGTAGTACCATTTGTATTGAACAGGAGCTTTGTACCAGCCACAATACCATAATCGGGATCTACGATGATAAGTCCGTTGTTGCTCTGCAAAACAATCCGTGAATTATACAGCCATGCTCCGGTGCTATCCACTTGAAACATCATGGTGCCAGTCACGTTTCCATTTTCGTCAATCAACGGATTTTGAAGTACAAGGTTATTGCCGATAATCAGCTTACCAGCAATTAGTTCCGCGTTAACACCCCACTGCACTCCGGTTTCGGGAGACGCAAAGCGTCCAATCGCCAATTTTGCTGTTTTCCAGCCGTCATCTGTCATGGCAATCATATTGTCGATGATCCGCATCTGATATTTGGAATCACCACCAACATGAATGCCTGAACCGTTAAAGACAACCGTTTGGTTTTTCGCTGAAAGCACTGCGTCAACAGCACCTTTTTGCAAATCGTTCATAAAAATGTCGATCTCGGTTGCTTTGTCAGCAGTACGGTTATAGATATACTTGCTGGCGTCAAAACTTCGGCTTGAACGAGTGGAGTTTCTGATATCCTCTGTCCAACTCTCCGCCCCATTCCGCAAACGGTAGCGGTTAGAAAACACCAGCTTGAACTCATTGATTTTCTCAAAGTTCAGCTCAAAACCGATAATCTTTGGCTTAACCAATCCCTCACTGCCCAATTCTAAATAGACCGCCTTGCCAAGTTCCAGCCTATTTTTGAACGGTTCAAATTTCTCGTGGTAAAGGAAATTGGCGCTATCTACGCTAAACTCATACACAGGCCATGCGTAATCGGAAAGAACATCCGTACCAAAGTCGTATAGCTCCATTGCAACAGAATATTGTTGAAACTCACTCACATTTACTGTAAAATATGAATCAGCATTGCTTGTACTGAAGCTCAGTCTTGTTCCTTTATATTCTGTAATTCCTTGCTCCGTCCTCACAGAAATATCACTGGAAAACCGTGATAACCTGCCAGCGATGGTCAAAAGTCCACTGCTAAATTTCCGATTGTTGTAGTTCGTATTTCCCAGATAGGCCGTCAATACATAGCTGCTGTCACCCTTTACATCCAAAGTGCCCCGCACGATTTCAGCGGAGACACCAGCGTTTCCAACCGTAACAGTACCGCCGGCCAAAGTGTACATTGTTTTTGCAAACTGGCTCAGTTCCACTCGTGCGATATTTGAAGCATTTATGGACACAGTGCCGCTTACCTTAGAAATTGCACCTGCCGCAGAAGTGTCCACATCCGTAGCAACAAATGTTTCCTCCTCTACGGTGCTTTCAATAAAATACTGGTTGAGGATTTTCTGTTCCTCCTGTGTGAAGTATGATGAAAATTCCAATCGTCCAGTAAGCCGTTTGATATCATTCATGTAGCTGTCAATTTCAACTTGTAGAGAGTTGATTTTGGCCTGTTGTGTGTCGATCTCATTCTGTTTTGCGGCAATCTGAGAATTGATACGATCCAAGTTTGCCTGTTGTGTTTGCTGTCCTCTTGCAGTGGTTTCTAGGGAAAACGCCTGAATAGTTACACTTTGCTGTGCTACCAGACTCTCCATCTCACCGTTCAATTCTACAAGATCGGACTCGGCCATCAATTTCTGTGCTGTCAAAGAAGCCCGTGACGCAGCCAGCCCAGTATAATACTGCTGGTTCTCCGCAATTTCCAGCTGCCATCCCCGCACGCGGTCTGCCAATGTGGTATTGCTGTTCCCTACTTTGATGTCCAGATCCCCATTATAGAGAAAATAGCTCAAGTCCACAAGGTAGTCTGTCCCTGTGGGGTTTACATCCCGCACCGACAGACCATCCGAACCATAGAGATGTAGCTTTGTTACCATCTCCTCTGGGATTTCCTCAACACTAACTGCATCGACCAGATTGTTATAATTCAAATAGATGGGTAGGGTTTCCGGATTTTCGTTGGCATCATATACATTGATACTCTTATCGTACACATCAAACACAATGACACAGCGATACTTTTCCATGGCGTCTTCGTAACAAAAACCCAGAGCATCACTATCATACTGGTCAAATGTGCGGTAGCACCCAATCAGCCTTGGGGCCACATAGCCCACGTGCCATGTCCGATCCAATTCTAAAATACGACCCAAAATCGTATCTGCTGAATTGACTGGATTCCAGAAATTATAAGTACCTTCTTCTAAAAATAGGTTTTTCTTCTGGAAAAGATATTCCAAAGAATATCCTGTAACGGTCTTTATTTCTGACACGCCATTGCCCTCTTTACTGGGAGAAGTCAACACATAGATGCCAAACTCCTCTGTATAAACCACCTTGAAACTTGAAACAGCGGCATAAAGGGGGTTGAGCATTCCATTTACTTGATACGGGATTGTAAATGAAATCGTGCTCAACTCTGCATAGTTGATTGCAAAATTCAAATCATGTACATATGGAATTGGGCCAAGCTCTTTTCCGGCCAGAGTGCGAAGCCGAAGCATAGGCTGTTTTCTCTGTCCACTTTTAATTTTGGCATAGTTTAGATACATCTCTGACCTCCTCTCTTGTTATGCTCCAACATTATACAAATAGCGTCCGCTGATTGTAACAGTCCCGCTTCCATCGAAAATCAATTCATTATCTCCCGATGCTACCTCAAAGAATTGAAAATTGAAAAAGCTGTACAAGTCATAGCCATCAGTTTTTTCCACCATGACTTCATTTTCATTGTCGATAAGAATTTGCAACCCGCCAGCTGGAAGACCTGACAAACGGAGTGTCTGCTTTGTAGTCTTGTTTGTGATTGCAAAATTTGTACAACCAGCCGCCAATTCAATTTTCAAATCTGGCTTCAAATTCTCTTTGATTGTGCTGTCATTATAGAAACGATATTCTGTTGTACCGTTAATTTGAATACGTTCCTCAAACGGATAACTGTATCCATACGGGCAATCACACAGTACCTGTGCCTCAAAAGCGATTGGTAGCCACCCCACGCTGATTGGTGTTAGCTTTTGAATCAGACACCGAAACTGAATATGCTCCATATCTGGCTGATCAATAGAAAGCCATTGATACTCCTGATATCCAGTCAGCCAATTTGAAACCTCTTGCAACTGGTAGCGATCCATGTACTGCTCACTTCCAAAAATAAGTGTAAAGCTCAAAGGCTGGTCGTGATACCGTACACCAAAATGCAGCGGAGTAATCCGATTCGCAATTCTTGTCTCTACGATGTTAGCCTGATTCCCAAAATCGTTGTTATTATGTTTGTTGCTACCGATATCAGCAACAAACATTCCATACAATGAAGCCGGAGTATCTGCAAAAGTAAACTCATAGGTTCTATACACCCGCCACACCTCCTCTCATCAAACCCACTTGACAGGCGGGCATACCAGACATGTCACCGTCTGGGCGGCTTCGTCAGCCTAAAATGGGTGGGAAGAAAATCTCCCCACCCTGACTAATTTAGATCCTGATTTTCAGAATCCGTGCAATTTGGTTGACCATATCACGAGTAACTTTGACATGACCGTTCACCGTTTCAGGACTTGCGTTGCCTTGAATAATGGTATCGCCAATATGAATTTCCACAGGCTGAGAACTATTGTTATACACATTGCTCACAGCACCAGCGCTGACCTTTGACAACTCGGGCAAAATAGGAGCATTAACATACCCAGGCATATCGCTAAATGCGGCGGACAGCTTACTCATTCGATTCACCATCTCAGTTACTGTATTCCACATCGCTTCTGTCAATACCGGTTCGCCTTTTTCCAATTTTGCCATAATCTCATTGTCTTTGACTGATCCATCCACGCCAGCAAAACCACCCGTATGGTAAATGTACTTCTTATATTTATCGAACAGAAGCTCTTTCGACCCATCCATATACCAGGTTCCATTGTCCCGATGAGTGTAGACACCGTACTGCGCCAGTTGTTCACCAAGCCGCAAGCTATAATCGCTTAGTTCTTTCTTGCGAGCGTCACTGGCCGTATGATGCTCCTGGCTATTTGCGTACATTTGCTTAATAATGGCATGAATCATTTCATCATTTGAAGACTGGTTGCCATAATTCGTATTTCCAACAACGGTGTTCGGCTCTTTACCTGTAGCACCCGCAGCATCCATATCAGCACCAATATTTTTGAGGGCAGACACATAGCTCCCATACCGTTGTGCCGCTGCCAGAGCGTTATCCCACGCAGTAGTTATCTCACTGTTCAGCACACTTCCATATTGCGTGTTCCAATCAATCAGTTCGGAATACAGTGTATCCCAGTGGTTCTGAATATAGTCGATCGCCATGTCATAAAGTTTTTGATAAGAGGAAATGCTATCTTCCAGAATTGCAATTTCTTTATCCTTTTCTTGATGATAGGCGTCTTCCATATCATCCAAAGCGTTTTTGGTAGCATCTAAAGCCTTATCTGCCTGTTCGTCTGCCAAGTCTTCCTGTAACTCAGCCATCTCCTCCAATAGCTTGGCCCGTTCCGCCTGCGCCTCTCGACTGTCATCCAAACTAAGCGCATCAATACGAGCTTGTAATTTAGCAATTTCTTTCAGCTTGTTAGCACGCTTTTTTTCGTAGTCGGCCTCATCCTTCGTAGCATCCAGCGACTCTTTTTTCTGGTCGATGATTTCAGAGTAAGCGTCTTTCATATCTTCCAGTGCGTCAATCTGATCGTTGATTCGTTGTTTCAACATATCCATAACGTACTTTAAGATATCGTCAAGCCCAGACTGCATCTTTTTCAGCTCGTCAGTCACGCCGCCAGCAGTTTGCCCAATGCTTTGTACAGCGCTGTCAGCCAATGCACGAATAGCATTGATGTTGTCCAGCGCTGCTTTATACTGATCTTGATCCAGCCCTGCCATAGCCAAACTTGCATACACGAAGCCCCATGTAGCGTCAGTCGCTTCCTCGGTAGCATACAGCAAATTGTTAAGGGTTTCGATATTCCCCTCCATTTTCGCGATACGCAAAGCCTCAATGTAAGACAAAGAACTCTCGATTGCAAGTTGCTGTGTCTTTGCCGCAATCACATCACGAATGCGCTCCTCATTGATGACCAGCTGGCCGTTTTCATCCATAAGATACGCCACATACTTCACACCTAATCCGATAATGTTCTGCAAAGTATCAACTGTAATGTATCCACTTTCCGCATACTCATCGGCGGCATCATGTAGGGTGTCGTAAACGTCTTGGATAGAATCAACCGCCTTAGATGCCTCTTCCACAATAGCGTCAAGCAAAGAAAGAATCTCTTCACGGGAATCTTTCATACTGTGCTGCAACTCCCACCAGTTAGCAGAAGCATCCCGATTTTCTTCGTTTAGATCGGTCAGCGAACCGATTAAATCTTCCGTTTCCTTGCGAAGAGCGTTTGTCGCCTCTTGCAAGGTATCGTATTCTCCCTTGCTGTCGGCTGTCAGATCATTGAGACGCTCCATATTCTCAATCCAGAGTTCATTGGTATCTGCATTGTACTTCACAACAAAGCCCAACTCACGGAGCGCTGCAACGCCAGCTGTGATTGTGCTATCCCTCTGGTTGTTTAGATTGTGTAGAGCATCTTGTTCACGCTCGTAAGCGCCAATCAACTGTCGTTCCAATAGGATCTTCTCTTTCAGATTATCAGACTCGTCGATTCTCGTCTCAATATTAGATCTGACTTCTTGAGCCTTGCGCAGACGCTCGATTGCTTCACGGTATGCGTCAATGTCAGCAATATACTCTTCAACTTCCTTAGAAGATCCACCACCTGAGCCTCCACCGCCACCAGAGCCTAATCCACCCTTAAAATCTTTCAAGGGGATATTTTTCAACGCACGAAGCGCGGCAATTTGTCCATCAATCTGAGCAATCGCATTCTGGTAGCTGGAGATATCAAGCTGAATCTGCGAAATAAAATCGTCCAGATTTGTTTGCTTGGCAGTATAGTTATAATCAGTACCTTGGAAACTCCCACTTGTTAGATTTAGAGAAATCCCACTACCGCCAACACCACCACCAGAGCCACCCTGAACACCGCTTGATCCAGCAACCTGACCACCAGCGACTCAAGCAATAGCCTTAGCAGC